CCAGTGGAAGCCTTCTTGCTCGTACCCAATATCCTTAACTGTGTTACGCACAATGTCTGCAATCACACTCTTGTCAATTTCTTTGGTGCTCTTATACTCACCAGCCAGTGTTACCATGTTAGTGGTGACTAGTGTTTCTACTGCGGCACGGTGAGCTGGATTCTTATCCAGAATATATGTAGCAACAGCATCACTGATTAAATCAGCAACCTTGTCAGCATGTCCTTCACTTACGCTTTCACTTGTAAAAAGATACCCCATTATTCATCCTTGTTATATGTAATGACGCTAAATGTTTTAACGCCCTGTTCTGTTAGTTTAACTGTGCCGCCTAGAAATATTAGATCAATAACTGAAGCATAACATACTTCGATCGGATGCACATTAAACTTCTTAAGCAACTCAACAATAGCTAATGCTGTTCCGCCTGTGGCGTTCACATCGTCAACAATTAATACATTGCTCACTTCACCAAGCGGAGCATTTTCTTTCATATGCAGACTCGTGTTAGCATACTCATACTCAAAGTCATATCCAATTGTGGGCGGTGGCAGCTTGCCTGGCTTGCGAACCAGGTGTAACGGGACACCCAAATTAAGTGCTACTGGGCCGCCCCAAATAAACCCCCTAGCATCGGCTGCTACTACATCAGTGATATAATTAGCCCTAGCAAACGCTGTAATAGCGTCTACAGTGGCTTTAAATGCAGCAGGCTTATACAGCAAGCTAGTAACATCTTTGTACTGTACACCCGCTACAGGAAAGTCTGGAATAGGGGTAATTTCATGCTTGAGGTTATAAGGATCTGTATCTTGCATTAGCCCACTAAGTCCCCAACTTGTAGATCACAAACCTTGTTAAGCTCTTTAACAAACAATGCACATAGCGGCTTACCCTTATTTTCCAATGGTACTGCTAGTACATGCCCATTCTTTAACTTTGGAAAGTACCATTTAACATCTTGAAATATGTTTGTAATAGAAATATCGTAACTGGTTAAAGAGTTGCTTACCATTGGATTTAATGCTAGACAACGAAATCCTCGATTATTTAAACTTGCTAAAGGAATAACTTCTACCGCAGTATAGTCCTCATCACAAATTACAATACTCCAATCCATGGGCATTTGCAAACTATGTTTGCCTATTTGTAGGCAGATAGCAGGAGCATGAAAGCTCTCTAGAAAGATCAAAGGAAGAAAGTAATAGTCGATGTAGGTTGGATCGCTTGCATCAAGTACACAATATCGAACGTCTTCAATTTCATCTGGTACAGTATCTAAATCATAGGGTTTGTTATCAACTGTTAGTATTTTCATATTGCTTCCTAAATGTTTTGTTTAAAATGTTTGCCATGTCAGCAAACACGCTCTTACCTTGCCGTGAACTGTTTGTTACAATCTTGTTAGGACCGCGGTCCCAATTATAAGCAAATGTTAGTTTTGGGATGTAGCTACACCATTCGCTGTGTACAATGAGTGGGCTGTTCATGAACTTCATGTTCATATCACACCCACAACCAACACAACGTCCTTCTAGTTTTAGAAAGGCTTTATCAGTGTCAGTGAGATTTGTATATTCGTCCAGTGTCATTTTCATTTGTATTCAACTTTAGTCATTTGGTTTCTAAAGTTTTGTTCTTTATAATATGTTTTACGATGTGTTAAGTGTCTCTTACTATACTTTAAATTGCTAGTAAGGTCAACTACTTGTACATAATCTTTATCTTCTGCTTTACGGATTCCGCGGCCGATACTTTGAATTACACGAACAAAGCTCTTGCCGGGCTCTATCATAACAAGATTGAAGATGCGAGGAATGTTAATACCCACAGCAGCAACACCGTAGGTAGCAACAATAACCTTGTTATTCATTTCACTAACTTCAGCGTATTCCTTTTGACGATCATTTGTTTTCATCTCGCCACTGATAAACACCCAATCTGAGTTACGCTCCATTAGCATTTCGCCTGTTTTGATACGATCAATTAGTACAAGTGTGTTACCGCCTGTGCTTAGTCCGTTGATTATTTGACTAATGTGATCTATACGAGTTGGATCTGTAAGCAACCATTTTAGTTCTTGAGCGTAACTGTTAAAACCTAATTGGCCGTCTTGCAACTGAAGAATATTAATATCTAAATCAGCAAGCACACCCATATCTTGAAGTTCCTTGCTGCTTAAATTACCAACTACAGGACCAATAGCACAAACACAACCAACTGCTTCGTATTCATCTTTGGGGATGGTACCAGTTAAACCCCAACGAATAGGTACATTACGGAACATGCCGCCTAACTGATCACGAAGCACATCAGCCTTTGCCTTGTGAACTTCGTCAACCATTACGCACACTACACCTTCTAAAAACTCGTCAATTGTGATATTAGCGGTGCCGGCTTTAGTTGCCTTTTCCAAAATGTCAAGACTCTGCCATGTGCAAATAGTGTGAGTCTTTCCAAAGTCTTTTCTGTCGCCAAAGTATACTCCAACATCAAGTCCTAAATTGATATAGTCACGCTCTGTTTGAACAACAAGATCCTTGTTGGGCACAATTACAATTGTTCGACCATACGGCTCACAGCGATGACTTAGAACTGCTGTGATGATGGTCTTGCCTGCGCCGGTAGCAATCTGCTGTATGCATTGTGGGGTATCAAGAAAGCGATTAATTACTTCTACTTGATAGTCTCTAAGTATAATAGGTTCGCCCGCATTTGGATGATTCTTAGGCCATGGAATGTGCTCATAGTCCAATTGATCTACAGCACTGAATTCAAAGTTCCACTTGGTACGCATATCGTTGATTTCGATATCGTAACCTTCTTCAACTACTAGCGGCAGTAGTTTATCTAAAAGATTAAAATAAGTGCGGCCGCCAATGTCGCAATATCTAATACAGCCGTCCCAGCGTCCTAATTTAAACGCAGGCATATGTCTAGCATAGGGCAAGAAATACTTTACTGCATCAGATATCTTGCGACGAGTTCGCGGGTCCAGTCCCGCAAACCTAACATTAACTTCATCGCGAATTTCTAATGTAACCTTCTGCATACTATACTAATTTATACTCAGTCAATGGATTTGTCAAGCCCTTAAAATAGATAAAAACTACCCCCCAAGTTGCCTCGGGGGGTAGTGCCTTTACGCTGTGGGAGAATAACGCTTAGGCAAACCGCTTCATACAGGTGCTCTCTGCAAGATCCTTCCAGTTCTCAGGAGCCATCTTCTTAAGGTCTGCAACCTTAAGCACCATACGCAAACTAATCTCTCGGAGTAGACTTGCCTTCTCAACCATAAAGTCTACAACCTCCTGCTCGCCCTCACTACCAAAATCGTACTCAGCAAGCATGCCGTCGTTAACGATCTGGTTAATTCGCAGGAAGCGATCGCTTACACTATCCATACCCAAGTCAATGTAGTGGCAGCGTGACATTAGGGCCTGCAAGTGATCCTGAATCTTCTTGCTACGAACATTCTCAAAGTTGACGTTCGTGATAAAGATACAACCACCCTTAAAGTCGAATCGATCCGGAATGCCCTCGCGACGCAGAGCGTTGGATTCTGCCTTCCAAGTAATGGTGCGCTTCTTGCCCGAGTCCAGTACAGCCTTGAGCATGTTCAAGCAAACTTCGTCAAACAAGATGCTGTCACAGTCGTCAAACACAAGGATGTCGCCTTCTCGACTGTTGTTAAACAGCGTCTGGAACAAACCAATTGGGCTCATTGCGCCCTTAACAACTTCAGTGCGAGCATCCTTACCGCCAGCGAGCTTGTGCATCGCTTCGTACTCATCGAGGATTCGCTCAACACCAAAGCTCTTACCAACACCAGGAGGGCCGCTAACAATTAGACCACGCACAACACCGTTAGCAACAGCGTCAGTCATTTGGTCTAGAATCGCAAAACGCTTGCGGATACGATCCATTGCCTCTTCAGGCGTCTCTGCTGGTGCAGCAGGTTTAGTCTTAGTAACCAGTGCAGCAACAGGTGCCGCAGAAGCAACACTCACAGGAGTGTCAGTGCCGACGTACTCTACGTCTTCAATATTTTCAATCAACACGCGGATTGCTGCCTTATCAGTGCCGAGGATGTTTGAAGCATCAACGGTAACAAACATGCCCTTCTTGCCTACCTTCATAGGCTTAACGAGCGGAAAAACAGTATCGTAAATTGGAGCATTACGATAGCTGCCCTGCTTAATTTTAATCAACTTCTGCATTTAATGTCTCCCACAACATTTAACTTACATATTAATAATAGCATCTTTTAGGATGCTGTCAACCAGTTTAGGCAAGAATTTTCAACATAACAATAAGGGCAATAATTGCGCCCCAATAGCCCAGGAATGCATCGAATCCTTTAAATCCTGTAAGCCCTGCGAGAATGTCAAGCAAGTTGCTCAACACTACCCAAGCCCCACCAAGAATTAATACTGCTGCAAACATCGTTTATTCCTTACCCTACATTTATATAATAACATCTTTAGGGAGAGTGTCAACCATTTTTTAGGTAATAAAAAAAGCCTGCTAAATCAATAACTTAGCAGGCCTAATAAAATCAATGACTTACGTCATCTTGTCCGTAATTGTCATTTTTAGCTTCTTTTTTGCGGTCTTTGAATACCTTAGCTCTGTTAAAATTATGTGCGTTTTTAGCCACAGGATTGCGTTTAGCAACTGTTGGTTTTTTAGGTTTTTTAGCCATAACACAATTCCTCAAAAGTATACTAATACTAGCACCTTTTTAGAAAAGTGTCAACTCAGTATTCAGTACAACGATACTCTGTTCTACGCTCTAAAATATCGCCCCAACGGTTTTGCACAATAATTGTAAGTTCTTCGCAATGCTTTTGTGGTTCCTTAACTACAATAATTTTGCGATTATTTTCTCGTTCTTTAGCCTTAGCATCTGAAATAATAGCACCAAGTACAATACCACCAATTAATGGTGCAACCCATTTGCCGCTACCTTTGTGATTGTGGTGATTGTGTGATCTATAATAATCATGATGTTTAGGACCTGCTAGTGCAGGTGTTGTTACTGCAAATGAAAGAACTGCTGCTAAAATATATTTGTACATAGTAATCTCCTACTATTTTATTTAGTATTATTGTATAGGTTACAACCTTAACTAAACATTAACTAATTACAATATCTTCCATGCCTGCGGTACGCAATCTTGTGATGTGACCAATCTGCCACTGTTTAGTATCTAGGCCTTTCATAATACCCAAAAACTTATTACGCATCAGACTGAATTGGTTGGTCAGGTGAGTGAGAGTAATTACACTCTCCTCACCGTCCACAAACTTTTCAGCATCTCTGCTGCTTAATTGACGATTATAACTTTCTAAATATTTTCTAAATACCTTACTGCGCTCTTTGCGTAATTCAATATTTAGATGTTCTAGAATTGCTTCAATTTCTTGAAGTTGGTTAAATCGCTTTTCAGTAATGCCCGGGAGGGCAGCACTGGCTTTTTCCAGACTGCCCTTGATCCCGCACTCGTACCTGGCTTCGTCAAGCTCATTTTCAAAGTACTCAATGCAATCAACGATAACACTAAGATCTTCTACTATCTTGTTATACCAGGTACTCATGCGTTAACATTCCCAGTCATCTTCATCGCCATCTTCTTCTAATAGAAGATCAAAATGGCTTACTACTGCTGTCTTTAACACGCTGTCATATTCATTAACAAATGATTCAACATCACTGATGTCTACATTATCGTCAAATAGTCTAACAAGTGTTTCAGCAGCCTGTAGTCTTTCTTTTCTTGGGATAAAGGATTTAACCGAATCCCAAACTTCTCCTAGAAGTACTACTTCAGGACTCATCTGCATATTCCTCCGTAGTTGGCTCAAAATCAGCGGGATCAGCGTCTGCTACAGTTGTAGTATTAGCGACTGGATTTTGACCCCACTCGTCAATAATTACCTGCAACTTATTGTTGGTCCAACCTTTTCTGAACTCCTTGATGATTTCACCAGTAACAGGTGAAGTATACGCAAGTCGATTGCCTTCCTTAACAAGAATACCTTTTGCTTCAAACATGTCCAATAGGCCACTATAAGGATTCATACCTGAGTCATAAGGAATCTTAATTTGAACGCTTTCAAACGGCTTGCTATAGCGAGTTTTCATTACCTTACAGGCACTACGAATACCACGCACTTCGCTAATCTTATTACCGTCATCATCTTCCTTGAGCTTGAGCTTACGCATAGCAACTACAATTGAACTAGCGTAAATAAAGCCCTGTCCACCACTGATCTTGTCATCTGGATCAAACATATCCTGACTTGCATAAGTGTGGTTTGTTGCAACTAGTCCAATTGGATAAGGTGCAATCATGTTTACAGTATTACGAACCAAGGCTGTAAGAGCCTTTGGCTTTCTACCCATATCACCCTTCATGTCACCCTTCTGGAACTGATCAACATCAGTTGGAGTAAGCAACATGCCGAGACTGTCAATTACGAACAGTAATTTGGGCATTTCTTCATACTTCAGTGAGCCATAATTAACTTTGTAGTCTTTCATAAAGTCTGAGATGGCTTTGGCCACATCGTCAATCATGCTAACTGAAATACGCAACAGCTTTTCGGAACTAGTATCAACGTCTAGTGCCTTGAGCCATTCTTCATCAAGTGCGTTCTCGGAGTCAAAAAGAACAACCTGACAGCCCATCTTTTGAGCGTTCTTCACAATATTGCCGGAGCAAATAAAGCTCTTACCGGAGCCTGATTCACCTGCAAACACACATACCTTACCTAGCGGAATACCCTTGTTAAAGTCTCCGCTGATAAGATAGTTTAGAGTATGGTTACCTGTGCTGATCCAATCAACTGGATCATGGAAACCAGCACTGATACCCGTAATGTTTTTAGTTAGACCAGTACGAAACTTGGTCAGATCAAAAGGTTTCTGCATATACTACTCCTAATTAGGCTTGCTTGCGGTTACGAATCATTGCAAGAATGTCATCAGCTGACTTCTTTGCACCATCGCTTGCTGCTGGAGCAGGAGTTGGTTGTGCTTCTACCTTTGGTGCTGGAGTAGTGTCGAAAGGTGCTTCGTCATCTTCTTCAACTGCTGGCTTTGCTGCTGGAGCAGGCTTTGCTGCTGGAGCACTAGCCTTCTGAAGTGCTGGGCTTGCTGCACTAGCAGGTACTTCAACACCATATGGCTTATAGTAGTTACCCCAACGAGCAGCATCATATAGTTCACCATTAACACTTGCTTCAAACATTTCAGCAATAGCCTTATAATGTTCAGCGGTTGGGCGAGCTGGGAGGAAGTCCTTTAGATCGTACAGACCATGCTCATCAATAGCAGCAAGTTCTGTTTCATCTAAACTACGCTCCTTACGAGCCCACTTACTGGTGCTGTAGTCTGCATACTGACCCTTTGTTGTCTTTGACAAGCGGAAGTCTGTACCATTTACATAGTCAGTTGGGATATTTTCCATATCTGGGTCCATAAGCGCACCCTTAATGATATTGAAAATCTGAGGACCAATTACAAATCGACGAATTGGATTTTCTGGCTTTTCTTCATTTAGCGGATTTTCTGTTACAAAGCCCTGGAAGATATATGACTTCTTCTTCCAATACTTACGACCCATTTCCTCAAGGCTCGGATCCTTAAACCAAGGACGAACTTCAGTTAGAATTGGGCAGTTGTCGCTGTACATTTCACCGCACGGTACCTGTACAGTTACAGGCTTATTTTCTCCGCCTACAACACCAGGGAAGGTCAAGCGAATCATTTGTCGCTCTACCCAAAAGAATGTGTTGTTGGGGTCACCGTCTGGTAGGAAACGAAGCGTTGCGCTTTGTCCTTCTTCAATATTCCAAAACGGGTAAATTGCGTTGTCGCCTGCGGTCTTGTTTGAATCTTTAGAACCGGGCTTATTTTCCATTTGTGCGAGCTTCGCACGGATATCAGCTAATGAGGCCATAATGTTTTCTCCTTAAGTTGCCTTGTTGCCTTGTTTGTAACATACCTAAATATGCTACTGTAGTTTATTATATTGCCATGTTGTAGGAAAGTCAATGACTTTCTACAATTTTATTTATGCCAAACACACTAAATGCCCGACATTATTAGTTATCTTTTTAAAAACTATAAATGAAGTTTACTGGAATTTGATTCGGTCAAAGTCAAACCAACCAGTTGCTATGTATTTGTCTGTTTGTAGATCTGCCGCTGCACGATGTAAATGAGTAAAAGATGCAGGCCATATAAGTAATGTTCCCGCTACAGGCTGAATTGATAGATCAAAATGCTTAAATTCGGTTGCGCCGCTTGTTTCAATAGAGTTTAAATATATCATCCAGGCTGCAAATCTTTTGTTTGACGATGCTTGTTCAGCATGCCAAACAGTAAAGCCGCCGCCTGGTTCAGACTTTTGAAATTTCCATATAGGATTAAAAATCTTATCAAACTTTTCAGTGCTAGCACCATACACATTATTGTATTTGTGCCAACCTTTATAAACTCGATCAAAGATCATTGACTCAATAGTTGCCAGTTCGCTGTGAATGCCTGATCGAATATTATAATCCTTCCTATACGAATTATCAATATAATTTGCACGATTTTGAAGAATTATTTCATCAATTATTCTACATGTATTAGCGCACACATTACTTGGTAAGTATGAAGGATAACTACTTATAAATGTCGTCATAAAAAGTCCCGCATAATGTTAATTATGCAGGACCAAGAAAAGATACACCACTTACTGATTAAATTACGAATGTTTCTAAATATTTTTCGTATTGTTCCGATTCTGTTATGCCCGGTATTGTTTTAGTTTTTGCTTCGGATGCACTGAGTAGGCAGCTCTTAACTGTACCATACTCAAAATGATTTAGTGTGCCGCCTGCGTTAAGTTTCTTACTAATGCCATGAAGATGATTGCTTAGTATTGGATTTTGAGCAGCGTATCCCATTTGTGCCACTTGATGCCCTAGTCGTGCATGTGGTGATTCAAAATCTATCACATCACTTTCGCGCAATGAGTCTTTAAGTCCTTCAAAAGTTTCTTCCTGAATTGCATTTTTGATTCTACTCTCGTATGATTGTTGTCTTGCCATTGCTCGTTTGATACCGCCCATAGCATCAGCTACGCGGTTATCAAAATGTGTTTCTACAAACTTTTGTTCAATTTCAATTGTATCTTCTTCAATAATACTTAGATTCTGATAGTCTTCTAAACTTTCTACAGTATTTGCGTATGTCTTAATACCACTTAGTTTTTCAAAAGTATTGCGAATGCTGTTAATTTGCTCTAGTGCTAGAGTTACATATTCTTCATTTGATTCGTTTACTAGATTTGCCTTGCGAACATAACGCACAAATTCTTGAAGCTTGCGATATTCTGCTGCTAGTTGAGTAATTGATTCGCCTACGCTATCATGCATTTCGCCGCCTGCATACAAGTGACGTGCCATTGCACGAGCAGCCTTTAAACTGTTCTCCTGCATCTTGAAACGCTCTTCGCCGCGCTGAATATAAATGCTGTGAATGTTGCGACTGCGTGAGCCGCGAACTTCTTCATTAACAGCCTTCTTATGACGAACAACAATTTTAATGTTGTCTAGGGGTTGATAACTGGTTTTTGTTGATCCTGTCATCACACCAAATCCTTCCATAACGTCTGCCATGTCTTTCTCCGAATTTTGTGCAATATTAACTGCTTCACCTTTTGGCTCGATCTTCTTGTCAAATATCTTGTAATCAAAAGTAAATGGGGGATTACTTCTTGCAAGCTTCTGTAACATTTTTCTTATAGGATGCTCGCTCAAATCCTCGCTGGTCGCTAGACTAATAAGATCATAATTAAGATCTAACCGTACTAAAAGATTAGGATCAGACACAGAGAATCTAGTTGCTTCCTGTGGATTTACAACCAACTTTCCTTGCTTATCATAATTTTTTACAGCGTACCCAAAACCCTTTAAAATATTAAAGATTTTTTCCGCTAGTACATTAGTATCAATTGCCATAATAGTATTATCCTCTAATACTATTTATCAAAACATGGGCATGGGTTCATCGTATTCATCTGCAGGTCCGCCAAAGGAATCGTCAATTCCCAGGCTGCTGTTAACCATACTGTATACATCGTCCTCAAATGTGCCAATATAGCTAATCATACGCATAGCAATAAGCATACTCATAACTAAATCATCATGCTCACCCGATTTAGCAGCAAAGCCATTGCCCTTAGCAATAAAGGTTTTTAATTCGCCTATTAGAGGTTTACTGTTTATAGTAATTCTGTTTTGTTCCACTAGTCGCTTAAATATCAATGCAGCATCATTTTTACTTTTTTGACTAGTATGGAAACCTTTACGAGATCGTTTACCCTGAACTTTAACTGGTTCATTTAAGAATTCTCCGGGGAAGTTTTCTTCTCCCGTATCACGAATTACTACCAATGCTGCTTCACCAATAGTATTATTTTCCACAGTCCAGTAGATTTGGTATGCGCCTTGATCTTTAAGATAATGCATAATATCCATCATGGTACGCATTTGCCCCT